TATCAGCTTGCCGAGCTAATCGCCGCGCGGCTGGAAGCTCGGAATATCGGTATCCCGATACTCTATGCCGTCGATTTGCCGAGCGTCATCGAAAACTCGCAACTGGCACCGGCGATCAACATCGTTCCGGCCGGCTTTCAGTTGGTATCTGCGGCCGGGACGGTAGGGGTTCGGGAGTCGGTTCGCGTGGTGGCTTGCACTCGGTTCGTCAATCAGTTGGGCGGACAGGGAGCAAGGCAACTAGCCGGTCCGTATTTGACCGCCGCGACCGTTGCTCTTCTCAACTATCAGCCTTCCGGCTATTCGCCCATCGAATTTGAAACCCCGCCGATACCGCAATATATCGGCGGATTCGGCTATTACCCGCTGCAATTCGCGGCAACCTACGAGATTTCATAAATGGCTCTTTTGACCGCCTCTCAAGTCGAATATGAAGCCGCTGCGAATCAGCAGGCTTTCGCTAACCTCACCGATTCCGGCGACCGGACAAAATTTACCCTCGCAAACAAGCCATGGAGTCAAGCGACCGGGTTTTCTATCGTCGCTGGCGGCTACGGCGTGTTGACAGGATTTACGATTACTCCCGCCGCAGCGGCCGGAAACAACAACGTGGACGTTGCGGCCGGAACGCTGTTCGCGCCAGGGATGACCGGGGCCAGCGCCAGCACAGGGCAAATTTCGATCAATGCCGCCACGAACATCGCCTGCACGCGCGGCAGTACCAACGGCTATCGGATCACTTCGATTACCGTCGATTCCACGGGCGCTGTCGTTGCCGTGGCGGGCACAGAAAGCACCGCTTTCAGCGAGACCCGCGCGGCGGCTGGCGGACCTCCTTTGATTCCCGTTGGCAGCGTCGAACTCGGTCAAATCCGTTTTACTTCGATCACCGCCGCTGTCGTTCTGGCGAGCGAAATCAACCAGGTGGTCGGCACGCATCAAGAGCGCGCCGATTATCCGGTCCCGACAATTGATCCGATTGCCGGGACGGTCACGTTCTCCGAAGCATTGCCGCTGATCCATACCGGCCCTGTCGCCAAGCGGGTATCGGCGCGCATTGCTACCCCGACTTTCGTTCCTCTGGCTTACGCGCGCAATTTCGTCCCGGCCACCAATTCGGCTTCCACGAATACCGAAACCTATTACCAGCGCACGCGCGGGACCGCTTCGCTTTCTCTCGGGTCCGCCAGCTTTGAACTGTCGCTGGAGGATGGCGTTACGGATGATTTTGTCACTAAAGTTGCCGCTTCTCCGACGATGCTATTCAAGTACAAGCCGGACAAGAACAAGACGGCATACTCGATCACTCAGGGCATTCCGTCTCTGGCGATCACCAATGCGCCTAACGCGCATCCGACCGCAACGGTCACGATTGCCGCTTCTCAGGCAACCGTAAACTTCGCGTCATGAGTTTCGACTTCGATCAAGTCATGGCAATGCCGTGGGTCACTCCCACGGCAAAAGTCGCAACCCCGCTCTCGCTGGTCAAGTTGGGCGCTCCCGAGGCGTTCGTTGTTCGCATGGCGACGGCCGAGGAAATGGTTAGGGCCAATGACGTTCACGCCAATCTTGAAAAAGCGAAAGCGATGGTATTGGCGTTAACGGAAATGGGCTTCAAGCAAAAAGCGGAAGCGTTGCGAGAGGCTTTGAGCATCGGCGACTCGTTGCCGGACGGCTATATCCGGCAAATCGAGTTCGTCATCATGTGTGCTGTCGAGCCGAAGTTGACGCGGGAACATGTGTTGTGGCTGGCAAGGATGCACTCGTTTTTCTTCAAGTCGCTATTCGAGAAGATCATGCAGCTATCTTTCGAGGGCGCGAATTTGGGGGAAGCGATAGCCTCTACAGAAACAGTCGAGTTAGAGTAGCTCTCGCACTCTGCTACAGGTCGGGCAAGTTTCTTTTCGAGGTGCTGCCCGATCTGTTCCCGCAAGGGCGGTTGACCTCTGTGGAGGCTGGGGTGTGGAACCTCTACGCGGATGAGTTGATGCAGCAAACCAAAGGCAAATAATGGCAGACCTGAACAGCATCATCCGCATTATCTTTTCTGGTGAAGATCAGCTATCCGGTGTGGCGCGCGGCGCTGCGAGTCAAATATCGGCATTAGGCGATGTGGCTACCGGACTCGCCTCGCCTTTCGCCGATCTCGCGAACAAAATCCTTCTCGTCGATACCGCCATTGTCGGCATCGCTGCCGTTATCGGCACCAAAGCCGTTCAGGCTTCATCGCAATTCGGCGCTAGCCTTTCCGACCTCAACCGCTTCCTCTCAGAAGGGGAAGGGGACGCCAGCGCATACCGCCAGACCTTTGAAAATCTGTCCGTGCAATACGGCACCGGGATCAATGAGATTGTCGCGTCTACCGCCGATTGGAAAGCGGCCAATTTCGATCTGAATCAATCTCTCGATTTGACGCGCATCGCTCTCGATTACGCCATTGCCGGGCAAATAGAAGCGGGCGAAGCGACCGACTTGCTGAAAAAGATCATTTCCGGCATGGCGGTCGAGCAGGACAAAGCGACCGAAGCATCCAAGCGATTCGGCGACGTGATTAATTACATCGCCGATTCGTCTACCGTAAATTTCAAGGAACTCGCTTTAGGCGTCGCAGAAATATCGCCCAGCATCAACCAGACCGGCGCATCGTTCGAGCAAATCACCGGCATCATTGCGGCGCTAACCGACGTGACGCAAAGCGGTAGCCAGTCGGCATCCGCTCTTGCCGTCATCATGGGGCAATTAAAATCACCGTCAAATCAGGCCGAAGCGGCGTTAAAAGAATTCGGGCTTACGGTAGACGCGAACGGCGTAACCCAGCAATCGTTTTACGAGATATTGAGCAAAGTCGCGGCGAAATGGCCGGACTTGACCAACGCCGAAAAAGCCAGCTACGCGCAACGGCTAGTGTCCGCCGAACAGGTAGACGAGTTTTCGGCGATCATGAACAATTGGGGCAAAGCGACCGAATACGCAACCGGCGCGGTCGCGAATGCCACGGGGAGCATGGCGGCCGAAGTCTCGCGCTCGCTGGAAACCAGCGAGAAAGCGTTTAAATCGTTTGGCGCGGCTATCGACATTGCGTTTATCGGGCTTGGCGACCAGATTGAACCGGGCGTTGTAAAGGTAACGAACTCGCTAAAGGATTTGGTTCTCGAATTCAGCACGCTGGCGAAGCTGGATAACTCGCCATTCGAGCCGCTGTTCAAAGCGTTCGACGGGCTGGCAACGGAAATATCAACGGTTGTTGACGCCATTTCGCTGAATCTGGACGACGCTCTAAACCGCGTCGATTTCTCTGGATTGACTTCGGCGCTGGGCGACTTGTTTCAAGAGTTGGGCAACCTTTTCACCGCGTTCGCGGGCGATATCGATCTGACAACCGTTGACGGATTGGCCGAGGGCCTGCAAAAAATCGTAGATGTTGGGGAATATCTGGTGCGGACCACACAAGGGATTGTGGCCGCATTCGAGCCGTTCGCCGATGCGGCCGGGCGTGCGGTAGACCAGTTCACGCGATTGGATTCAGCCAGCCAATTGGATTTCGGCAAGTTTATCGGATCGGCGAAACTGCTGATTGACGCGGGGATAGGGATCGGCGGCGCGTTGATTGCCATTGGCAATGCCGGATTGGACATGAAAGAGGTCATGGATTTTGTGTTTGGCGCGGTCAAGGTTGCCGCGAACACGGTCCAAATCGCTTTCGACGGGATGACCCTCGTGGTGGTCGGGAGCTCGATAAAAATAGCGGAAGTCACGCGGGCGGCTTTCTCGGCTATCGGAGACGATAAAGCGGTTGCTGATATAGATAAATCCCTCGCAAAACTAAACGCGACGTTTGACGGTGCAACGAAAGCTATTGAAAAGAACAAAGCCGAGCTAGAGGGAGGCTGGAAGCAAGCAATAGGCAGTGCGGCGAATGAAACCGAATCATTACGCGGTACGCTCGCCAGAAGTGGCGAATCGCTCAAGTCATTTGGAGACAACGCGCAAGCATCCGGCGACGCAACGCGCGAATCCGTTAAATACTATGATGGGATTCTTACGGTACTCAACAAGATCGAGCCGGCCGCTCAAGTCGCGGCGGGCGTTATTTCGGACTTGGGAGAAGCGCAAAAGAAACTGATCGTTTCTGGCGATGCGACATTTTTAGACGAACCGATCAAGAACCTGAAAAAGACGTGGGACGAATACGGAAACCCGGTCTATTCCTCTATCGGAAACGCGACGATCAAGGCGACTAACGCGTTTAAATCGGTCGGAGATTCCGCAAAGGATCAAGCGAAAAAAGTAGACGAGGCGACAAAATCAGCAAACGATTTCAAGATCAAAATGGAAGAAATCGCCTCAAACGAACGGATCAAAACGATTGAGGCAACGGTTAGCCTGAAAACGGAACAGCTAAAGGCGGACGTTGAACGGGTTAAAGCGACATTTGCAAGCATCGATACCACGATCAAAAGCACTGGCGATTTGATAGGCAGCTTGTTCGGGAATTTGATCGGCACCGATGACCCTTTTAAAGCGTCAAAGATCGAAAGCCAAATCGCACTTGAAAACGAGCGGCGACAAAAGGTGCTAGACATTCAAAAGCAACTGGCGGAAGCTGAAATCGAGCGCATCAACGCGCAGACGAGGGCAGCAGACCGTGGCGATGCAATCATTAAGATTGATGGAACCGGATTAGAGCCGGAACTAGAAGCGTTCATGTGGCAAATACTGAAAAAGATTCGGGTTAGAGCGAACGCGGATTATAAAGATTATTTGCTTGGAGTTGCGACTTCATGATTTCGCTATCGACTCAAACTTACGACATAAACGGATATGTCATGCTTGACGTTATCCCGACAAATCTGTTTGACGCGAGAAGAAGAGGCAGCGTTACAGCAACGCTTGACGGTGGAGTTTCCGTTTACGATTCAGGCTATTCGGTGGCAGACCAAACGATAAAATGCCAAGTCAATGCGCCGTCAAAATCACTGCTAGAACAGTTGCAGTATATTGTTTCGCATTACGGACAGATTGTCGTTTGCTGCGAAGCGGGCGCATTTCTGTGTATCCCTTCTTTAGAAAACACGAAAAACAATGCCATGCTTTCTTTTCGGCTTATCAGGAGACTAAATTAAATGGCATCTTCGATCACCCTTTATGATCACGTTTGGAAGCTGGTGACAACTGGCGGACTCGATCTTGACACGTCAACGCTCAAAATAAGGCTAGTTACGAGCGGATACACGTTTAGCGCAGCGCACACAGCATGGGACAACGGAGCAAACAATTCAACCGATCCCAGCTTCAATGAAGTCGCAAACGGAAGCGGATACACGACAGGAGGAGCCACGCTATCAAGCCCGGCGGCAACAAACAGCAACATCGATTATGCGGACGTGACTTTTTCCGCGCTAACAAAGACGTTCCGCGCCGCGATTTGCGTTGCGGTCGGAACTTTTGGCGGCGTTGTCGATCCTCTCATTTTTTATCTGCTTTGCGATACGAGCCCTGCCGATATTATCAGCAACGGCAGCGATTACGTTATAGCGTGGAATGAGACGGACAAACTGTTTTACAAATAAATATGGCAAATCCGCTAATATATGTCGGAAGAATAAAGTACGGTGGATTTGATGCCCCGACTCTTTCCGTTTTCGATTATGCGAAAAACCTCATTCTCGAAATAAAGACGGGCGGAACGGTCCAGGGAGTTGCGGCCGACCAGGACGGCTATATTTACCTCAACAGCAATGATTGGGAAAACAATCTTTACACGACCAGGAAATATCGACCGAACGGGGAGCTGGTATGGAGCAATACGCATGGAGGTACGTTAGGCAGAATCGCGCTCGATTCCAGCAATAACGTTTATACCGTCGGCGCTCCCGTAAACAATAGCGGGCAAATATGGGTGTCTGGGAGTAGGACAGGGTATTACACCACTAGAAAATATAATTCGTCCGGTTCTTTGCAATGGTCGGCCGATCACGGCGCATTTTCCAACTATTACAACCTTCAACCGATAGCGACAAGATCGGACGGCTCTCTGATCGTCACGGGCGGATATAGTTTCGAGTCGGTCAATATCCGCGCCGTGAACTCTAGCGGCGTATCGCAGTGGACGCTCGGATATTCTGACGGAATAGCCAACATCCAGGCGCTAGCTATCGATGGTGACGGCAACGTCTATGCTGGCGGGGCGAATAACGGATATGCTCTATACAAAATAAGCAGTTCTGGAACAATTACAGCAACTTATTCAGGAGACATCGGCGTTGTCCGCGCGATAAGAATAGACTCGTCGGGAAATTTGATCGTTTTGACAACGCAAGTAAATTACAGGTCTGGGCACAAGTTTGATTCGTCTTTAAATCTGATATGGTCTGGCGACGCTAACGGAACTACGGGCATGTCTGGCAATAGCGCGACGGACATCGCGCTAGATTCAGACGATTACATATACCGCGCCTTGTCGGATGCGATGGCGAATAGCGGGTATCAGATATTCGATAGCGACGGCATCATTCAGGTTATTGATTCCAGCGAAATTACCGCGTCAAGCATCGCTGTATCAGAGCCGAGAATACCGCCGATTCCGCTCCATATCAATCTCGCATCACCAACCCTTATCGGAACGACCACGACATTTGCTCCCGCCGTCAGAATACCATTTCTTGTCTCAATACCGAGATTGAAGCGTCTTTATGTCGGCACATCTGCCGTTTCAGTGACAAGAGTTTTTTTGACCGGATCACCAGATATAGAGATTCAGGCAGAAACCATCAATTGCAGGATCGATTCTCAATTCACTACATTCACCGTTTTTATTCCCGCAACGAGCATTGATTTGATCGAGTCGATAGGAGAAAGGATTGACGGATATCTTATAGTTAAGAAAGGCGTCAGATTTTTCGATGAAACGGAGCAGCTAGACGAAATGTGGCGAGCGCAAATATCGGAGCCAATCCAATATGATTTTGGCGCAAACTCGGCATCCATTTCATTGACGGCAAAATCTGCGACAACCATATCCGCCAGCACGATTGCGATATCTGAAATAACCTACCGCAATACTAATAACGGGATTCGCAGAATACGCTGCCGCTTTAACCAGAACATTTTGCCGGGCGATACCATTGACATGGGCGGCGGAGAAACGATGGCGGTCGGCGATATGTCGTGCTACATCACAAAAGATAGCGAAACGATGGAAATTGCGGAAGCGGCAGCATGACCGACTATGTTTATGTCGCCGGAAACCGCAATTCTAGCGTCACACTGCGAAAATATGATACCAGCGGAAACGAGATAACGACGGGGTGGCCGAAAGACCACGGCGCAAACGGTCAAGGCGTCTGCCAGGACAATAGCGGAAACGTTTTGTTTATCGGAAATCGCACAAGCTCTATCACGCATCGCAAATACAATGATGGCGGAACCGAGCAGTGGAGCGGCGATTACGGTACGACTCCGCAAGGCATATTTTCGGACATAAACGATAACGTCTATGTATGCGGATTGAGGACGGGAACGGCTTGTGTCAGGAAATATAACTCATCCGGTTCTTTGCAATGGTCGGCCGATCACGGTGCGGCGCTAAGGGCGCTCACGGTCGGCGGCGATGGAGCGGTTTACGTTGTAGGCGATCTTTCGTCATCTGTCACGCTGCGCAAACTCAGTCCGAGCGGCGCTGAGTTGTGGACCGCAAACCACGGCGACACTCTCAATTGCGTAACATTGGACTCGGATGGAAACGTTTATGTGGGCGGGCTATCGAGCGCCGGATCAAGCAACTACTCTCTGAGGAAATATAATAGCAGCGGATCTTTGCAATGGAGCATCAACACTGGCACCGGGAAAAGAGTGCAAGGGATGGCCGTATCGAGCGACGGGTATCTCTATATCGCACAGGATGGAACATCGGACAATCTCAGAAAATACCAGTTGGACGGAACCGAGATAACGACCGGATGGCGCATATCGTGGGGCAACGAAGCGCGCGGGGTATCGTGCGACACGAGCGGCAACATCTATTTTTGCGGCGCGGTTGTTTCTTCAAACTCTCTGAAAAAATACAACGGGTCCGGGTCGTTGCAATGGTCGGCCGCATTCGGGGCGCTCGCAACGGGGATATGGGTCACTCACCCGCTGCCCGCCCCAACAACAACAACGACCAATGCGCCAGCGGCGCAATTGCCGCTTCGCGTCGCGCTTCCGAACCCGTACCGGAGGCTGGTTGTCTCCGGCCTGCAATTGCCGTTGCGCGTCGGACTTCCATCGACCACGCCCGCGCCGCAGCCACCCGCGCCGACTCAAGATAAGCAGGTCGTTTATCGGCTTTATTTGACGGGCGGACCGGCCCTGATTTCTTACCCTATATCGCAAATCCAGTGCAATAGAGCGCTGGGCGCATCGACTTGGCTGACCGTAAAGATACCGACCTACACCGCCGCCGACTATGCGCTGATAACGTCGGCGCAACGAGAAATCGTGATTTATTCAGGTGATACAGACGCCGGAGAGTTTTTGCGCGCGATCATGACCGAAGCGGAATACGACGTTTCTGTAGGTAGCGGGATCATTTTGTTGCGGGGTAGAGTGCAAACGCCGAGCTATTCCGCTCAATCGTGGGTTCTTTCTGGCGTGTCAAATAGAGGGAAATCGAAAAACAAGCGCACTGTCAGTTGCGCGGTTGACCCGCGAATCAGGCCGAACGACACGGTAGATGATGGACTGTATCAGTTCGTTTGCGGTAGCGCGGATTACACGATAGGGCCGAACGAATCGGAAATGCGAATAAAGGAAGCGTAATGGGTCGCGCGGTAATCACTGAAAACCTCGGAGAAGGGCTATACAAAATAAGGCCAGTTTACGATGATGCGGCGCTAAAAAATGAACTTGCGGCGCTGCAAACCGCTAGCGCGAACTATTACGCGCTGCTGATAAAAGCGTTCAACTCGCTGACCCTGCTAGAGCGCGATACGCTGGACGCGGCGAACGCCAAAAACGCGGTGATCGATCAGTGGCGCAACCAGATCATTTCAAAAACTAATCCGGTACCGCCCGTCATTCCGCCGGCCACAGAAAACGACCCGGAAACCGGCGAACCGTGGGTAGACCCCGACCGCGCTCAAGAAGCTCCGCTGTTGGCTCTGGTGAACGCACTTAGAGCCTCGGCGAGCGTGTCGGAATTGACGCGCGATGATGATCTCGATACCGCCGCGCTAACGCACCTCAGAAATCAGGCCGGAACCAATCGAATAGGCCACTTCGGCGCATATCAATCCGTCCCGGCAGACCGGGTGCTACAGCAAGGGTATAACGCGGAATCCGTTACTGAGATTTTGAGCTACGGTGCAACGTCGCCGGATTATGTGGTCTCGGAATGGCAGAAAGACTTGGACACGGTAGCGGACTTGATAAACGCTACTGCGACAGCGGCCGGCGTGGCGTACAAATACGCTCCGACCCATCCGCATACTCATCTGTGGTGCCTTCTGATCGTGAAGCCAGGAACCGGGCCGATACCGACAACGGAAACGGTTTATCCGCCTGACCCCGCAAAACAGCAAGCCGAAAACAGCGAAGAGGGACTAGAGAGAATAAAAGCGCCTCAAACCGATTTAGAGATACCGCCGAAACTGGGCGAAGCGTGCCAGAAATATGCGATTGCGGTCAACAAGCAACTGGCAGCCGAAAAAGAAGTGGAAAGGCTGATGGCGGAAAAATTGGCGCGCGATGCGAGGATTGCGGTACTGACAGAACTGAAAAAAAAGGAAGAAGAGGATATTTATTGCTGGTGCTGTATGTTCGTCGATAATCTTGATGTCGGGGCCGAGTTTTCCACCGCCGAAGTCCCCGGCTATTTAGATAATCAGGCTAGAGCCACCAGCACGACAATGGGAATCAGGAACGATCCTCGATTCGAGAAACCCGATCATGAAGTTTCTTACACTGAAAGAAACGTCAATATCGTGCCCTACACGGATTCTGGAAAGTTGCGTTACTCTGAAACGATGAATTCAGAACTCGTGTTTTTCAATTCCGCGATTGAACCTGGACATCTAAAATGGAGGCCGCTTTATCGGTACGGAACCATAACGGCAAAAAACGGCGATTTGTGCGATATAGCGTTAGAGTCGGCTTATGCTCGGTATCTCGATGCTCGCGAATCGGTTATAGCGCCACTGCCGTTGAATGCCGCCGACTCGATATTGACGGTCCCAATCGTCTACCCACCAGAAAACGGGCTTATTTTCAATGTTGGAGACGAAGTTCTCGTGCGATTTGAAGGACAAAACAAAGACGCTCCGAAAGTGATCGGCTTCCGGCGCGAACCGAGAACCAGCGTTGGGCGGCAGTCGTGGCGACAGCTTTAGCTAAACTCCCCGACAATACAATCCCAAGTGCCATCGCCTTGCGCAATACACCTATCGTTTAGCTGGTGTCTCATTAGCCCGTTTGGGCCGCGCTCGCTGTAGTTGCGAGCGTGGAAATCCGCCTCATTTTTGTGGCTGTAGCAGGCGAATCTATCCCAATGGCGTCCATCTCTTTCCGTGATGATCGATAGCATATCTGCAACGCTAACAGCGTCCCCGTCCTCGTCTTTTATGTGCGATCCTTCAATATCAAATTTTTTCAGCCAATCTTCCAGATTGTTGATTCCTTTTTCTGGAATCACATGCAAAGAAAAACACCATCCGCCGCTACTCTTCCCGATGTGCAGCGAGTCGAAAGACCGCCCGCAACACGGGCAGCCCGGTTCCCGATGCCAGTAATAGTTAGTTCCCATCTTTATCGTTCCTCCTTCTCCGTTTGGCCGCATTGGCTTTGTGCCCAGGGCAGCAATATCTTTTGCTCGAATCTGCTCCGCCGATCTTGCGCGCCGTGATCATCATACTGCTCGAAACGGCCGTGCGAGCGGGGGAACTCGTCAACGCTAGACGCGAACACCTTGTCGTAATCAATCCTCCATTTAATAGCGTCTTTCTCTGGATTATCAATCATAGCTCTATCTCCCGCATCGCTTGAACGAAACAACAATTTGCCTGACCGAACGCCGGCCAAAACCCGGCCATATCAAAAACCTCTAGCCGAGTATCAACGCAATCGCCGCACGTCCTAAAAGTTTCCCATTTCCCGTTCCACATACCAGTGGTGCGCTCGTATCGCTTTCCCGGCCTGATAATCTCTTTGCACTCGCAGCATATGTGCGCTTTACGCGCTTTGCGCCACCCTGTGGAGGATACGGCCGGGAGTTCTCCTTCTTCTCCATCGCAGTAGCAATTCATAACAATTTACCTCGCTATTCTCCTATCAAGTTGATCGAGCCATCTTTCAAAGTCGATCATCCGCCACGCCAATTTGCCGCCAGTTCGATCTTTCGGGAGCGGATTAGGCATTGAAAGGCTACGGCGCTGGTAACGAAGCCGAACGGCATTAGGGCTTATCCCGAGCCGTTCGGCAAAATCGTCAACGTAAATGATTTCTTTCATTAGAACGGAATGTCTTCATCGAACGCGCCAGAAGCGGCCGGCGCTTGATGCGTGCTTTGCCTGCCAGTCTGCTGTGACTTCGGCTGCTGCGGCGGATCATTCTCAGCCGTGGAACCGCCGCTTTTTGCGCCAAGCATCCGCATTTCGCTGGCCATGATTTCAGTGGTATATCGGTCTTGGCCGTTCTTGTCCTGCCACTTGCGCGTTTGCAAGCGCCCTTCCACGTACACCGATGACCCCTTGCGGAGATACTGCCCGACGATTTCAGCGAGCCGGCCGTAAACCGTGATGTTGTGCCACTCGGTTTTTTCCTGCTTTTCGCCAGTGTTCTTATCCTTCCAGCTTTCGCTGGTCGCTATCGAAAAGTTATACGGCTTCAAGCGCC